GTATTTATAGAATAATTCAATAAAAATTTAGAAAGGAGCTATAATGACAGTAAAAGAACTAATAGCTGAATTGAAACAATACGATCCGACTGCAAATGTAGCAGTAGTAAAAGACTGGGAAGCATCGGATGAAGATGGCAATTTACCGACCAATGTTATTACAGGTACATTTGAGCAGGTGTACATAGATGTGCAGTTTGGTGAAAATGAAGAAAGAGAAGTAATAATGCTAATTTAATCCAAATAAAAATAAGTCCAAATGTAATAATAAAAGTAATATGGCAAAGATTTATGTAGCAAGTAGTTGGAGAAATGAGTATCAACAGGAAGTTGTAAAAGTTCTCCGTGAATTAGGGCACGAAGTTTATGACTTCAAGAATCCAGAAGGGAGAACAGGTTTCCAGTGGTCCGCAATAGATAAGGATTGGCAGAACTGGACTACTGAACAATATCGTGATGCTCTAAGGCATCCGGTTGCTGAATCAGGTTTCAATTCAGATTTTAACGCAATGCAATGGGCTGACATCTGTGTTATGGTATTGCCATGTGGACGATCTGCTAACACAGAGTCCGGATGGATGGCAGGTGCAGGTAAACGGGTATTCGTTTATTCTCCCGAAAAGCAGGAACCGGAACTGATGTATAAAATCTATGAACGGATTCTATGCAATGTTGATGAGTTGCGTTTACAGTTTAGTCGGAAGTGCGAAGATTGCGATGCTCTATGTGAATGCCATCTATCTGGTGCAAATCAGGATGATGTGGTTTGCGAATATTTCGATGATACATCATTGAAGCAGCTTCGGCAGAATAAATAACCTTCAAAACTGCAAAGTTATGAGTAAATATAAGATTGGCGATAAAGTTCGTATCAAATCTATAGAGTGGTATAATCAGAATAAAGATAGTTTTGGTTTGGTACTAAGTGACAATGATACGAATGTATTTTGCTATAATATGCAAAAGCATTGTGGTGAGGAACTTACTGTAAGACATATTAGTGATAACGGAAAATATGTTTTAACAGATAATGAAGGAAGTGGTACACGTGAGCTATATATGTGGTCATGGTCAGAGTGGATGTTTGAAGAAAGGAAATAAAATACTATGATGAATATACTTCTTTGGCTAACCAACAGACCAGCATATTGGCTTATAAAAAAGATTCGTTGGGAAATGGAAGTGAAGGATTTAGCAGATAAAATAAGAAATATTGATTAGACTATGAGTAAAAAGAAAAAAAAAGATGACCGTAAACAACTTTTAATGCGGTATCGTATAGATGAAAAAGGTCGTGTATCTTTTATAGACCCTTGTTGCGACGAAATTCCAGCTCGCCTTTTTGGAAAGATTATGGAAGCTATATCTAATGTGGAAATAGAATGGAATTGTAGAATTTCCAATAAAGTCAGTTCTACAATTCCCCTCCCTGAAATAACACATGATGAACCAATTTCCTACTGAAAACTAGTATGTACAAAAAAGAAATATTTGAAACAGCCATGATTTCTTGTGGCTATATAGCTGATAAGGTTGTGTATATTGACGGTTCTCAAGACGTGCGTAAAATTGAGGGACGTGTTAGTATTCCTAAGAAAGTAACAATCTCTGGTAATCGTCGAACGATCATTGAGGAGAAGAAATTCAGATGGGATGCTGTTGGTCGTTGCTTTTCTTTGCAATCCAATGTGAGACAGCGTCGATATGATTTACCTCTGATGACTATTGTAGAATTTAATAAACAGAAAGAATCAGAAAGACAAATGCTGTAATATGAACGAAAGTTTGGAGAAATATAAGATTGTCGGCTGCGGTTGGATTGATGAATATCTGTCTCGTCTCGGCACGGAAGAATTCTGCAAATTTGAAGCCCGTGTTTATTCAGCCCTTGAAAAACTAGGCATTAATAAGTTCTATGATATTACAGATGTACAACCTGAGAATCAAGAGTTATTTATAAAGTTCTGTTGTCTGTATATATACAGGCATCCGGAATATGAGTTTAATGAAGATTTTACCCAAATATGGAGGAAAGAGTCGTATGAACAATGGGAAATGGAAACAAGAAGAAGAATGCTTCGTGCGAGAAAACGCAGGTAAAAAAACACTTGAGGAGATGGCTAAGCATATTGGAAAATCACCGTTGGCCGTACAACTATTTATGCATCGAAAGAAGATAGTTGTAGGGCAAACGGTCAAACGAAACTTGGTACAGGAGATGTTGCGTATTAAGTTCCGGCATCCGGAGAATTTCTCTCCAACACGGGAATTTTATCGTGAAGTCGAAATTAACCAAATGCGGTTTTGGGATATTTATTACGGCCGCAAGCAGGTTACGCAATCAGAATACCTTGCGCTTTCTAAATACTTTGGACTAACACTCCAGGAGGCATTTGAGGCAAGGCAGCTAAGTATGTTTAATGAAGAATAATTATGATAAGTAAACAGGAACTTGAGCGAATCAAATCAGCACTGAACATCGTTGATGTTATCTCGGAGTTTGTATCCCTAAGAAAGACCGGATCAAATTTTAATGGAGTTTGTCCCTTTCATGATGACAGGCGTCCATCAATGGTGGTTAGTCCATCCAGGCAAACTTATAAATGTTTTGTTTGTGGTCATTCAGGTGATGTCATTCAGTTTATCCGTGAGCATGAGAATATGTCTTTCGCTGAAGCGGCAGAATGGTGTGCAAAGAAAGCCGGTATCGCAATAGAAAATAAGGAACTGACTGAAGAAGAAACTCGCAAGGCAAAAGATATCGAGGCCATGCGGATCGCATTGAAAGGAACGGTCGTTTTCTTTCAGAAACATCTTCCAGAAGCACAGAATTATCTTGCTGAGCGCGGCTTTCGATTAACGGATAAAGTAATAAGGGATTTTGCAATCGGGTATGCTCCAGAAGGAAATCAGGCTACTCAAGAGATGCTAAAAGCCGGATTTTCTAAATCTGTATTAACGAGAATCGATGTCTTGAAGGAGGATAAGAATAATGGAAGGGTCTATGATAACTTCCGTGATCGGATCATGTTTCCTTATTTTGATTTGAATGGTAATGTAACAGGTTTCACAGGTCGCTTTGTAGTTCCTAAAGATAAAACTGGTAAGTATCATAATACCAGTGACACTCCTCTTTTTAGAAAGGGATCTCAGATATATGGGCTTTTACAAGCACGGCGAGCAATTGGACGTATGAATAACGTCTATCTGGTAGAAGGACAATTTGATGTATTGTCGATGCATGCTGCAGGAGTAGAAAATACAGTTGCTGGTTCAGGAACTGCATTAACCTTGGATCAAATCCGGTTATTATCTAGGTTTACGCAGAGTGTAACATTGGTCTATGATGCTGATGATGCCGGGCTAAAAGCTTCGCTTAAGAATTGCGAATTGTTTTTGAAAGCAGGATTTACAGTTCAATGTATAATCCTTCCTAAAGGGAAAGATCCCGATAACATAGCCTCTAAAGAAAAAGAAAATACAGGAAAATGGTTAATGAATCGGCGGATTGATTTTGCATCCTATTTTGCCGATATTTTTGAAAAGGATTTTGATGATCCGGAAATGAAAGAGAAAGCTCTCAACACTATATGTAGTCTGATTGCATGTATCTCTTCTGAAACTTTGCGACTGAATTATATCAGGTCAATGGCCACAAAGTTCGATCTTAATACGGAAATTATCGAGCGTAAAATACGTGATCTTCTCCGGAATGTGAAAGATGCTCCGAAAAAGGAAGAAATAAAGTCAGGGATTCATGGAATAGAATTAATAAAGGAATTGCGAAAGGAAGGGGAGCCATGTGTACTGACTCCTGATTTTGATTTGTTTCTTAAGCTATATGGAGATACTCCAGTTCTTCTTGTTTCCGGCATACCTTCGATCACGGATATACAGCAACTTCGTAAGGTATATACTTTCTTTACAACAGATTCGTATGGTCTTACGGTGAATGGTGATGGCGATGAGTCTGAATATATGTTTGCTTTGTCTTCTATCTACCGTGCAGGAATGACGAATATTACAGTTGTTGTTCCTCCGTCTGATCAGGACGAGACTGAGGATGAGGAAGAAGAGGAAGATGGGCAGGGTAAGATTCATCGACGAGAAGTTCCCTGGAGCTATATTAATTACTACGTGATGGTGTATGGACGCTTTCTCAAAACTTATCTTGGAGAACGGACTACTTTTATTGAACGCTGTGCGGATTTAATTAGTTATGCAGATGATTCTGTAAGAGTCGTTAATCAAAAGCACTATTACGAAAATCTCGGAATAACAAAAGGCGCTTTAAATGAGATACTTAAGCCTTATCTGTCTAAAAGGAAGTCGCGTATGGCCATCAATGCCCAGCGGTCAGATGACGATGTCGAAGATTATGATCCTAATACTCTGCCTGCTTATGTTATTGACAATCCGGATTATGATGCTATGCACAAGCAATGTGGTTTTTATCCAAAGTTAAATGCAAATGGAGAACCGGTGTGCTACATGTTTAGGAATAGCAACAACTCCGGCTATACCATGGTGGGGGACTTTTTTATGACTCCCCTCTTACATATTTATTCCGATGAAGATGATGCAAATAAACGAGTACTTAAAATTAATCGTAAATATTATAAAACGCCTTTGTACATTGAGGTTCCTTCAAAAGCTCTTTTGAAGAAATCAACAATTGAAGAAAAATTAATAAACCTGGAAGCTGTTAACTTTACCGATGGTGAAGAAAAACATTGGACTAAAATAAAAGAATATATGAGTCGAAATTTTGTAACCTGTACTGAAGTACTAACCTATGGCAATCAACAACCTGACGGTACATCGAGACGTGAGGATCACATGTTTTATGCTTTTGCAAATGGTATATTTCATGTTGTGGATGAAGTCCCAAGATTTGATCCGGTCAATGAATTAGGCGTGGTGATGCATAATAACCGAAACTATTATCTGCCGGCATTCTCTACTATTTATGCGGGATCCGGCCGGCAGTCAGAAAAATACGAGATGATTTCCCAGCTCGTATATAAAGATATTCCTGCTGAGAAGCAATGTTCGTTTGAGAAATGGGCAGAGCTGATGGATCAAGTATATAAGATTAATGATAACGGAAAATGGGCTATCCTATTTACTATCATGTGTGCCTTTAGAAGTAATATTCACTGTATCGACCGCCTGTTCACAGCTCCCTTTTTTATGGGACCAATGTCTTCAGGAAAAACGCAAATTGCTATCTCTATCCGTTCTATGTTCATTTCTCCCAAATATCCGATCTTCAACTTAAATATTGGTACTGATGCAGCTATGTCTACCTTGATGAGCACATTTCGTGATATGCCGGTTGTGCTTGATGAGTACAATAATAAGGATATTTCAGATGCTAAGTTTCAAGCATTGAAAGGTATCGTTTATGATGGTGATGGTCGGCAGAAGAGAAAAGGTACATCCGGGAAAGAAATTGAAAATGATAAAGTGTATGCACCTGTTATCTTATGTGGTCAGGAGACCCCACAACGTGACGACAATGCACTGATGTCACGTATCATAGTATGTGAAGTTCCTAAGCCCAAAAACCGAACCCAGGAGGAAGTGGATTTGTTTAATCAGTTAAAAGAGATAGAAGATCCGGATAAGATCGGCCTTTCCAATGTGCTTTTTGATATTTTAAAACTCAGACCTTTGGTCATGGATAAATTCCGGGCACTCAAGCAACAGGCTTATGATGATCTGAAGGCTGAGTTGCTTAATGCAGGAGAGATAGATCGTTTGATGAAAACGGCCTCCTTATTCCTAGCTACATGTAATTTAATTGAAAACCATACTGATATGAAACTGCCATTTACCTATAAAGATTTTCTCAAAATAGCTTGTAATAAGATACGCTTCCAGGTTGAGCTGATAAGTAAAACAGATAAGCTGGCTACATTCTTCAAGGCGATGGATGTGATGATTGATACTAAAGCTATTCGGGAAGGCAGAGATTTCTCTATTGATACTCCGGATAAGGTGACGATCAAAATGCCTGGAGGAGATAAGAAAGAAGTGGCTTTTGCGGCAGGAACCCGGATATTGTTTTTACGTTTAAGTACAATCTATACCCAGTTTGCACATAGCTCTTACAATAGTGAGGAATCAACACAATCTACTATTGAGCAAAACCTTCGTTCGCATCCTAGTTATATCGGTTTGATTCATGCACGGCGTTTTAACTATTATGATACAGTTGAAGTACCGCGTGGTGGATTTGCTGAAAATCCGTCTTCTGATAGCTCACAGGTAACTGCTGATAACACAATGGTTCGTAAGATGGAGAAAAAAACGATAAACTCTAGTTGTATTGCACTTAACTATGACATCTTTAGAGAATTGTATGATATTGATCTTCTACGTTCAGATAATGATTCTTCGGAATCAAACGATAGTGCGAAGCAGCCTCTCCCATTTTAGTATTCCGTACTCATGGACAAATACTCCTCCTCCAACTTCGGTCGGTAGAGGAGTATTTTCTTTTATAATAATACGGACATTTCTCAATATGAATCAATCCTGGTATTTATGACTATTATTATTATTCCCCCGGACCCCCTGAATTTAAAGAAAATAGAAGCAAAGAGACAGGAATTTTGAAAAGGTAATTTTCAAAACATAGCGTCCAACCGTCCAACCGTCCAACAATAGAAATCTTTTTAAAATGTAAGTGCCTGTAGTATAGTAGTATAATATTAATCAAGTAGTATATATATATACAACAGTAGCTGTTGTTCTGTTGGACATTGTTGGACATGTTGGATTTACTATTTTCTACGTTCCAACATAATAAATTTAGGACTGTCCAACAAAATAGCATCGAAAAACCTTATGTTGGATATGTAGGATGCCGTCCAACAGCCATTTTATAGCATTGCTGAAAATTTAATAAATTGATAATTAGAAGAATATGATAGTAATAGGGTGGACTGTTGGACGGTTGGACAGTTGGAAGCAAAAATGAATAAAAGCATTTAGAAAATATCCTTTAAAAGAAAAGACTATGATTACGACAAGTATTAACATTGAGCCATATTTGGCTGAATACATACGTGGAAAGTATAACAATGGTTGCGAAGAAGCATTCAGAATACCGGACAATACAGATCTTTACCATACAATTTGGACATTGATGGCCAAACGGCAAAAGAATCAATCTCCTGTTGATAGTGGTAATCTGACATTCATTCTACCTGAAAGACGAATAGGTAAGGATCCTAAAGTTTATAATTTCCTTTCTCCTAGTTCCGTCAAGATGATAGAGAAAGAAATACGCCGTATGTTCAACCGTGAACTTCATGCAGCAATGGATGAGAATGATTTGAACGGACATGTTTTAAATAACTTGGATGTTGTACACCATTTTATGTGTTCTTATTGCATTGACTCTGTTTCTGAAGATGCCCTTTTAAAAAACTTCTATCGTTGGAGAGAAAACATGCGTAAAAGAAAGGTCCGTAGAGAATATAAAAAGAAGTTAAAATTCTGTTAGAAAATAACCGACCAAACTATTGTTTTTGTCTCAAAATGGCGAAAAAATGTCCGTTGTGTGGCGAACTTGTTGATTACTAAATACATATCAGATTATGAAAGAATTATCTATTATTTTGAGGGTAAAACCTGTTCGGAAAATGAAGAAGGAAGAGTATCGTTTTTTTGCTGATCCTTTTTCTTTTGCTCCTGCCATTGCTGATTCGGCATCTGGTAAGTTGTTTGATTGCAGCAAAGATATTACGATTGAAACTCCGGATGTGGATACTCTTCGGGAATTTTCTATTTCTAGATATGCTGTTGTTTACTTGCGTGATTCCTCAGAAAAGAATATTACGATAGGATCTGATGAGATTCCAGCCTTGGTGTCAATATCGGCAAACTTGAATACAGCAACATTGAAAATATCCTGTAAAATGCTTCATTCACCATTTTTACCTGTATAAACGGTCCTTCATAGCCTCCTTCTCATCTTTTACCTTCGCTGAAAAGATGCGCTACAATGAATAGGACATTTCTTCGTAACTTACTTATCACATCTAAGCTCTTCATCACGGCAGAAGCTTATGCTGCTGCCATGATGGATTGTTTTCCGCTCCTGGACCAAAAGAATCCTGTGCCTGGAGCTTTTTTCTTTTTAGCGGATCCACCAACCTATAAAGACCAGGTGGACAAAGCGATTGCCCGACTTAAAAAAGAAATAGCATGTACTGCAGGACTTAAAGACATAAGTCTAACCAATGATTTCTCATCAGAGGAACTGCCTGAAGGATCTATCGCTTATCATCGTATATTTGGTACAATTACATCTAATTCTTCCTGGTATTTCTCCTCAAAACAATTTGAGAGAGATTTGATTGCTGCGGAGAGCAATTCTTCAATATCTGTGCATTTCCTACATATTAATTCCGGCGGAGGTGAAGCCTGGTATTTAGATCGCCTGTCGGAGACAATGCGTTCACTCAAGAAACCTGTCGAAGTTTTAGTTGAGCAGTATTGTGCTTCTGCCGGTTACTATATTGCTTGTCATAGCGCTAATGGAATACATGCGTTGACGAATAACGATCAAATCGGATGTATTGGCACGATGGTCGGCTTTTACGATTTTTCTGCTTATTATGAGAAATTAGGGATTAAACTTATTCAAGAGAAATCAAGTCTATCTCCGCTTAAGAATAAGAAATTCGAGGATTTACGTTCCGGTCATCCGGAACAGTATATTAAAGAAGTTTTGGATCCGCTTACCATTCAATTTTTAAACGAGGTAAAATCCTCTCGTCCTAAACTTGCCACTCTCCCCGAAGATGATCCGGTATTTCAGGGTGAAACTTTTGATGCTCAACATTCGATTGATAATGGGTTGATTGATTCTGTAATGACCCTTCCTGAAGCTATTGCCCATGCGAATTTGCGTGGACAGGAATATTTGGACAGCATTTCCCTCCGAAATAAAATAAATCAGTATGTCTAATTAAACACTTTATTAATTATGAATTTTAAAGAAAAACTACGAAAGGTCTTACAGCTTCTTGATTTGTCACAGAAGGCAAAAGATAAGCAACTTACATCAGAGGACGTGGCGTCAATTGCTACCCGTTATCAGAAGGAGTTTCAAGCAACTCTTAGAGAAGATATGGATGCTGACTCTAAACAGCCGATGTCCCAGGAAGAAATGAACCAGTTACAATCCTTATTGGCCGGTATCGTTCCTGCTGAAACATCCGAAGCCCCAGGTAATTCAGAAAATGGCCCTGTTCAATCAGAAGCTACTCCCGAAGGTATTCTTGAGTTGGCTAAAAACGTTGCGAAACAGAATGATGAATTACAGAAGCTAGTAAAAACAATGGCAGATCAGACTGCGGAAGACAACGCTGCAGCTGCCACAACAACTGTTACTACAATGAGAATCAATGGTCCTGGTACTACTGCAAAACATCTTTTTGGCATTGAAGTGCCGATGTTTGACATGTCGAAACGTTGGAATAAGATTGCAGAAAATCCTGATTACTCTTCTACTAAGATAGAGGAAGGCGAGGAAAAAGCTTTTTTCCAGGAAGTAGCTGCTTTCTCTAAATCTCTTGCCCGGCGTTATGAATATCTGAATAAGAATCATTTGCTTGATCCGGTAAAATTAGCTTCAGGTGAGTTTTCTACTGATTTTTCTGGTGTAGACGATGCAAAGGTCGGAGATCAGTATGTTATTCGTCGACAGGATGCATTGATTGCTCATGTTCTGAAAGCACGTGATTTAACTCAGTTCTTCCCGATCCGCTATGGTATTCAGGACCATGACCTAGTATTCAATACTTTCTTCGATGAAGTTTCTCAAGGTTGGCAAGAAGGTGAAGTTTGGAAAGGTGGCATGAAGCTTGAGAACGAGATGGGACATGTTGACGATGCGATGATTAAGATGAAGTTTGGACCAATGAAGAAATTGGAACGAATGTACATCGCTTATCTCAATAAAGAAGGATCTGATCCGATCAAGTGGTCTTTGATTGAATACTGTATTGTCAATTCTTTGGAAACGGCCCAGGTCGAACAGAATAAGCGTCGTATTCGTGGTATTTATGCTACTCCGGAATCGGGTGTTCCTTCTCATTTCTTGAACGCTTCTACTGGTATCATTTATACACTGATCCGCTATTTCCATGAGAATAAGATTCTGTTGCATGATGACGAAGCATATCGTGCATATACCAAAGAAACGATGGTCGATGCAGTGAAGGAATTTGTTGCTGATATCATTGAAAACTGTACAGAGGACATGGATTTGGATCAACATGTTATTTACCTCAATAGTCTGCACCAAACTTGGTGGAAAGAAGGTTGCCGGGCTAAATATGGTAAAGACCTTGATTTCACTGGGCCTGACAGCTATTTGAATATTGTACCGGATACATCGCTTCATATTAAGTGGCTGCCCTACCTCGGACAAAGCTGCTTGATGTTTCTGGACATTCCGGGTAACCTTCAATTCTTGGAATACATTCCTGGTGAAATGATGGCTTTCAAAGCAAAAGACGATATGGAAATGGTGAAATGCTGGTCAACTTGGAAAGAAGGTACAGCTGCTGCTTTCCTGGGACGTCGCTTCAAGACACATAAAGAACTAGTTGCAAATAACTATGAATGGCAGCAGATTTTCATGAATAAGCCTTCTGTTGATGTAGAAGCTGATGCTACTACCATTGATGCTAAAACAGGGTTCTGGCAAGTCACAGTTGAAAATACTAAAGCTACTGCAATTACGGATATCACGAATGCGAAGGCAGGTGTTGCATATCTTATTGAGTGCGGATCTGTGACTAATGCTTCTACTATTTCTAAGGCTGGTAAGTTTGCAGATATTACAGCGGAATATACTCCGACAAAGGTAGGTGATTATATCCTTGTTCTTCTAAACAGTAAAGGCAACTTCCGTGAATTGGAGCGTTGTGTTGGGGGAACTCGTACTGTGAATACAGATTTGCAACCTAATCTGCCTGGTGTAAGATAGTGCTTTTTGTTCATTATAAAACAGGGTTGTTTTCAGGGGTGGGTGTTCTGCCCCCCCTTTTTTTCTAATCACAAAATTAAAATTTTATGAAAGCTAATAAAATCAGTAATCCCTATCGAAAGGGAAATCAATATGCTCGCAAAATGCAGATGAGATTATTCTTGTCTTTAGCAGTTCTATTTGCTCTTGTCTTTGTTGTTGGTATGCTTCTGGATCCTGATCATTCAATGTTTTGTATGACAGGATTTTCAGGTGCCTCTTTAGCCGGTATGATGGCAATTGGAAGTGTTGATGACGTCTCGGATAAAGTGACACATGGTTCTAACATTGCCTATAAGGTTTATCTGATCGATGTTCACCAAATCAATCCGGATGTGAAATTTCCTAAGCCTAATGGCAATCGTGAAGTTGCAACCATACCGATGCTGGGCGGGGAATATATGAAATACTTTGAGGCACATGATATTCCCACTTATGTGGGCAACGGCGAGAAAGGTGATATAACCACGTCCGGAACCAATCAGTTTGTCATCATCATGGGAGGCATGCGTGATCAACTATTGAATTTTATCGAAGATCATGCGGGCGGTAAGTTTGTCGTTCTGTTTAAAGAGATTGGAGAGGATCAATGGTATATTTTGGGTGAATATGACAGGCCTATGATTTTAAAATCGTATGAAGCTAAAAATGACAAGGATGGTCGCTATGTAACATTTACCTTTGAACGTACATCTGTTATGCAGTATTATAAATATGTTGGCGATATTATAAGCGCTCCGGCAGAAGTGCATACAGCAGGCGCTACAGCTTTATCCATCAAAGCAACCAATAACTCTTATCAGATTCCGGATGGTTCGTCCGAGACGTATGCTATTGCTACAGTAACAGGACTGACAAATAACGATAAAGGCCGATTTATTACGTTAAACGGTATGGGTACTGATAAGGCTGCTACAATAGCTGATGGTACAACGTTTATTTTGGAAGATGGAGCTACTTGGACGGCGAAGGCTGGTTCCTCTATTACCTTCCGGGTTTTGGATCCTTCTACTCTTATTGAAGTTTCAGGAAGTCGAATTCAAACAGCATAAGTTATGTACGGATTTAAGGAGAAAAACAAATATTTTAATGAGTTACGTAATTCAGCAGCAGCCGAAGCAGATTTAAGCCTGCTTCAGTTGGCTGCTCCGGCACATCCTAAACTTAAGATGTTTGCACGTAACTCACAGCGTTATGCGAATGATATCCTATATACGTTGCTGGACTTTAAGCCTAAGGATGAGATTCGGCTAAATCGCCGTGAATGTGAAAAGGCTAAAGAGGAAAATACAGAGTTTCAATCAGAAGGGGATACTCAGCCAGGAGCTATAGCTGCTTCAGTACAAGAAGAGAAGAATCCATTTGAGATTGATGCTGAAATCTACGAAAAACAAGCCGAAGCGGAACTTCGTGAAAGAGAGAAGCAAGAAGCGGAAGAACGTATTGCTCAAAATGAGGAACAGGCAGAAGTCTTGGAACAGGAGAATCAGGAGCTGAAGGAGGAACTTGAAACGGAGCAGGAGGCAAGAGTAGAAGCTGAAGACCGTGCGGAACAGGCAGAGCAAGCCTTGGAAGAAGAGAAAAAAAAAGAACCTGCCAAGGTAGCTCCAAAAAGCAAAAGCACGAAGAGTACCCGCAAATCGACTGGGAAAACCTCGAAGACGAAAACGTCCAAATAGCCACCATCCTGTATAATGATCGTGTGATCACGTGGAAAAAGATGAAGCAGCTCGATGAACTACTAGATAAGAAACCGACCAGGCGTGCAGTCATCGATATGGCTGAACTACGGATCCGGAACTTACTGGCATTCTCCGAGCTGCAAACGTATAACGACACTGCGATATTCCGGTATAAACATCCGCTTATTGTTCATCGGTCGGAGAGAGCAGAGTTACAACGCTTATGTGTATCAGATCCGTCGGAATTCTTGCGGCGATATAAAAATTGTTCCGATAATATTCGCAGATACGAATCCTTTCTTAAGCGATCTGATCGTAAAGATAAACGGTCGCAGGATAAAGAACATCTTCGTCGGTTCCGTGACAGAGAGGCTTTATTTAAATCAGTACTAGAAGATTCTAAAATGAAATCAGTATGAAAGATGTATTACTTCCCACATCTGATGTGGATAACGCTATTCTAATTGGTGAGGAATATGTATCGCAAGTACACACATTTGGTGCACTTGGATACACTCCGCAACGCATTTGCAGTCTATTAGGACTACGTGGAAAAGAAAAATTGGCTTTGATCGTCCGGATCACTTTGCCGGGAGACGTATATTATGATTCCTATAATAATGGCCGTGCGTTAGGTGAATATAATATTGATGCAGAATTGGCGAAGAAAGCTGAAGCCGGTGACATCGAATCCATTAATACTTTGGAAGAGCGAAAGAATCAACGTATTGAACTAGACCTTCGAAAACAACTATTTGGAGTATGACGCAATTAGACACCCTTGATAAGATACATCCCGATCTGATTTCGGAGTTCCTGACGACTGGGCGTTGTTCAGGTATTCCGGAGGATATACAGAAATTTTTAAAGCAACTTCAGTGGGCAGCAGAGATCTTTGAATACGAGCGAAACATCACACGTGCGGCAAAGATGCTTCGGCAACGGATCAATGCTACCCAGCAGATAAATATAGATGAGCGGACCTGTAAGGCTCGTATCTATGCTGCTATAAATTACTTTAATATTGATAATAATGTATCTATCAAGGTATGGGAGTCTAATTATGCAGATAAATATGAGGATTTGGCGAAGCTATGCGCTGTAAGGGGAGATTATAAGACTCAAGAAAAATGTTACAATGCGGCCTTAGAATGTCGGCGTAGAGCTTCGGAAATAGCCGAGGCAGACCGTGACTTTGGTATTGTATTCTTGATTTCTCCGAATCTTACTCCAGAAGAGTTGGGCTTCCAGAAGAAGTCGATAAAAGAGATAGCTCGCAAAAACAATGAAGGGTTTTATATCAATCTTATTGATTCTCTTCCTATCGAGAAAGCCGATAAGAAGCGCCTACTACGTGATGCGGATATTGAGGAAGCGGAGATTGTAGAACCGGAAGAAACAGGGGAGTAACATGGGAATAGAACTTTATTCACAGTCGTCACAATCATTTAGTACAGGTGCTGCGACTTTAGACCTGACTGCAACGTTTGAAGAATGTTATCAGAATGTAATGCAGATCAGAGCGAATGCTATTGATTCGAATGTGCTCATAGTAGAAGCAGGTCGTGCAACAGGTAAAACAGAAGGTGTGATGGGGCCACGTATCATTCGTGTCGCAAACGATATGCCAGGAGAACTTTCATTCTTAGTTCATAAAACATACGTAGCACTCATGACGAATGTTTGGCCTAATATTCAGGCGTATTTTTCTAAGCCGGTGGGTGATGGACGACGCTCCATGCTTGAATATGGCATTGACTATATTGTAGGTGAAACGAAAATACCTTCTCACTTTAGAAAGCCACGGTATCCGATTGCTTATCCGAAACATAGTATTCTATTTCGTAATGGACATCATCTTCAGATGGTAAGCTCTGATCAGCCGGAGTCCGTTGCCGGTAGAAGTGGAGTACACGCCTTTGTAGAGGAGATGAAACATAATAAGGGGGAGAAATTGAAAACTCGTTTGTTCCCGTCTTTACGTGGTTCTTCGGCTTCTATTCGAATGTCTCATTATTATCAGGGAATAACAGGCGTGTCGGATACGGCCCGCTTGGATTTAGGAGAAGATAATTGGTATGAAGAATATGAGAATAACGTCAATCAGGAGCTTATTGATGAGATTGCATCTGCTGCCTTATATCTACATGCAGCTATATATAAAATATATCGGAACAATCATCGGATGAGAGATGAAAAGAATCCCGTTATCATCGAAGCCTTGCGTTTGGAAACGGAAAAGGCAAAACGTGTTGTAACCACTTGGAAGCCACGCCTTGTGGATATGCGTAGAAATGCGAGCTATTATATCCGTGCTTCTTCTTTTGCAAATAAAGAAATCTTAGGACCTAAGTTCTTTCGCACACAGCTTGAATCACTTGACATTGATGAGTTTTTGACTTCTATTTGTGCAATCCGGAAAAAGGAAGTCGTTAATAAATTCTTCGCGAACTATCGAAAGGATAAACACCAGTTCTCTGATGGATATCGTTATGAATCAATACTGAAACTGGATTTGCGTGAACACTTTGTTTTAACCTCCAGGTATCTGAAGTACTACGATAAACGTGATAAGATATTTCTAGGATACGACCCTGGGCACTTCTCCAGTATTGTTGCTGCTCAAGAAAAAGATTATGGGAATGAACTTCGCGTCCTGAAAGAATTTACTTGCTATTATCCATCAGAACAGCCGGAGCTGGCAAAGCAAATCTTTGAGTTTTTTGGAGCTGACGCAATTAATAAACAGATTGTGCTTTATCATGACCGGGCAGCTAATAAACGCCGAGAAGATTTCGAGAAAATAACTTCTGATGCCCGTATATTGAAAAGGGAATTAGAAAGTTACGGATTTTATGTTGAACTTATGAACGAAGGACAAGCCACTATCTACTACTGGCAACAATTCAAACTTCTGTTGCTGTTGTTTGGCGAAAGAAGTAACGCACTGCCGGTGTGTCGAATAGATGAGAATGAATGCCCGAATCTTTGTAGTGCTATTCCTCTTTCTCCATTGAAGAAAACAGATGGTCGTGTTGAGTTGGATAAGTCGTCGGAGGTGAAAGTTCCTCTTAAACATCAGGCAGGACTGACAACACAGCTTCCTTCTGCACTTATCTACCTGCTTTTTGGATTATATGGTGATAGAATACAAGGAGAATTAAGTAATATCCCGGATGATTTACCTGACAATATAGGGCTATAGTGTACTGGTTAAGGTGATATCATTGTGTGTAAATCTGGTATAATACTATCCTGTTGACATCGTTTCTATAGCTAAATCACAGGCTGTCAGTCAAAAGACTTTTTGAAAATAAAAATAGAAAAAAACGAAAGACGGAATTCTCCACGCACCGCTGAGAAAGCCGATTGAGGTGCAAAATCGACCTTTTGTAAGGAAATATGACACATACCCGGGGACGTCCTTTTAGGAGGGGAGCAAAAACGGTAATTTCGGTCATGGAAACGACGATGTCAGGCATAGTAGCCCTTCAGTGGGCAAAAGAAATATCAAAACTGCCAAATGGGTGCTTCACCATTGCCTTCTTTCCTTATTCAAGGCAGAAGGGGGAGGCTTCTGAGAGGTTAGTAGTGAAGGAAAGGTGTACGTTCCGGACACAGCTCCCGAAAGAACGTTTCAGTATTGATAGTGAGAACTTCTTTCTCTTTAACGATGAGAATGCTGACCCTAAGATGTGTTATCGTATACTTATTCGTTACATGGGGTTTCCGCAAGATGGGTATAAATTGCATAAAATAGACTGGTTATGAGTGATAGTGTAGAGATGATGGGAAATTATGGATGCTATATTGACGACAGCAATATAATTTCCTTTCAATTAGGAACTAATCCAACCGCAGGATTAAAGGATCCGGGTTTCATTAATTCAAATATTATTCTTCCTGCAGACTACAACTGGCAGTCGATAGGAGGGTTCAACGTGTGCTCACGCGGAGCGAATAACATGAAGTGTGAAGAAGTCGAAGCAGATATCAAGAAGAATCGTTTATTGCCTCGATTGATTACAAAACAAGTTAATATGCTCTATGGCTTAGGTCCGGCTATATATATCAAAAGTATAAAGGATGGGAAGCTTGTTAAAGAGTGGATAGACTGTCCTGAAATAACAGCATGGCTTGAATCATGGAAAGACCGGGGACTGGAGTCTGATTATAAAGAGGTAGCAAAAGGGAATATAAAGAACTACTATTATTTCCGGGATTACTTTGTAAAATGGCGTATGACGCTAGGCAATCGTATTGGTGAACAGCGTCCGGTTGCAGGACTTGAATTGATGGAAAACAGGCGTTGTCGATTAGCTACTCAGAAAAAGGATGTAATCACGGAATTGATCAATTATAAGGACTTTACTCATATCGCAGTAGGGCGTTGGAGCTATGGAGTTTCTAAATATCTGTTTTATCCACGCATGGCGATAAAGGATATCCGAAACATAAAGTATGCTGCAATTTCCCATCATCGTGAGAAGTCTGTTAGTGAGTTTTACGGAGTAAATGAAACACATGAAGGGACTAAGGCATACATCAAGGGATCGAATGACACTGCGAATTACATAAACTCATTCCTTAAAAACTCTTTGGCCGCTAAGATTCATATTATAATTCCAAATGCATGGGCTGAATCTAAACGTGCTCAGATAACAAAGATATGTAATGAGAATAAGGAACGGAAAAGTAAAAATGAACCTCTTCTGACTTATAATGGGATTGAGATTGGAATTGCGTTTAAAGAATCTTACTTTCTAAAATATCTCAAACAGGAACTTCGTAATATTAGTGAGTATCTGTCTGGAGCGGACAATCAAGGAAAAGCTTATGCTACCATGAGTTTTAAAACAGGGACTGGTGAGGAACAGCGTTGGAAGTTTGAGGTTTTGGACCTGAAATACAAAGAGTATATTGATGCTCTTATTACCTACGATAAACGTGCTGACGAAGTCCTCTTGTCATCGGTCGGACTCGACTCCTCCATTTCATCCGTGTCAAAAGATGGCGTCATATCGAAGTCAGGAGCTGATGTATACTACAATTATCTGATATACCTGATGTCACTAACTCCGGATGATGAAATATGCTCTGAGCCTTTCAATATGGCTATTCAGATAAACTTTCCGGAACTATATAGACAAGGATATCGCTTCGGATTTTATCGTGAGACTCCCAGCCGGCAAGAAGAAGTAACTCCTGATGAACGACTAAATAAACAGCAATCATGATACTGAAAGATTTGTTTTCCGATATTTCCGGATTTGCGGAATTTGTTCCTGGCATTGATGCTAATACCAATTTATCATCACTCAATAGCCATGCCGTTACTGCCTATAAGCGGATTGCTAACATTATAAGCGTTCCTGTGTATGAGAAGATTCTTGAGAAAAAAGAAGATAAGCTTTACGATCATCTTCGGACGGCACTTGCTAATCTCACTATGGCAAATGATACTGTTTTTGATGTAGTTCGTAAACGCAAGGCGAATATCGAAATCTACAAGTATGAGCAGGAAGCTCTCCGGAGGGCTTATTACGAAAATTACTATAATGCAATGGATTCTATAATTTCTCTTCTGAATGCCTCAGAGGATTTAGGGTGGGATGAAACCAGGTATTATCGTATGCTTGAAAAATTGCAGATCAAGACAACGGAAGATTTTGATTTATTGTATTGTATCGATCTGTCATATCTCTTCTTTTTCCGCTGTATACCAATCCAAGTAGAGGTCTTAGAAGAAATTTTATCCGGATATGTGGATCGTGCAAAGAATAAACCTTCGGTTTTGCCATTGATTAATCGGGCATTAGCAAAGATGGTTGTATCTGTTGCTTTAACCAGGTTCGACATTTTAGAGTTTCCGTCAACGATTCGGAATCTCTTTATTGATTCAAAGGTTATGCGATATGGTACTCAAGAGCAGCAACGGTTATTGAGCTTGTCTGCCGAGTTACGGGAACAGGCGAATAGCCTGATCAAAGATGTCGACTTATTGTTGACTGACTCTGAGGATACCGATATAGAGACGGAAACATCCTTTAATCTGCCTGAAGACAAGATACAATTGATGCCATGATAGAGTTTTGTGTACATCAGAAGAAATATAAAATTCCAAATTCCTGGGAGGAGCTTACCCCGGAATTGTTTGAAGGGATTATGGCCGATATGAACCTTGTTACTTCTGGCAAGCTGTCACCGGCCATGCTACAGATAAAACATGTCTGTCGAGTGATGGGATGGGAATCGCATCGATTAGCGCATTTTAAAGATGAAGATACGATGTCTAATTTAGCATGGTTAGGCGAACAGGTAGACTTTATTTTCCGTATTTTGTATCCGGATCATGATGCTGCGCTTCAGGACTTGTCAAAGGATGAGTTTGCCAAGGCGAAGAAAACTCCTCCGGAGAGACTGAAGATGCCAATTGCCCGTTATCTGTCTAAGCTGGATTATAAATTTACTTTGAATAGCTGTTTCTGTGCACAGCTGCTTCCATTCGTTAGCATTCATGGGCAGATGTATAAAGGGTATGTTGTTGATACTGGCTTTGGTCAATTAACGTGCTCTCTGACAGCTTTACAGTTTATCGAAGCCCGTTCTATGCTGGGATGTGATGGTACAATGCTGCCACTTCTTGCGGCTATTTTATATCATCCAGGAAAATATGATTCGGAGTCGGCACATGCATTAGCTAAGTCATTTGAACGCTTGTCATTAGTTACTTTGCAGAGTATTGCGTTTAACTTTTCCTCGTTTGTCAATTTTCTGTTTACTAAAACTGAGTTTTGGGTATTAGTAGCCGGTGAACATGAGAAACCTAGCCCTATAACGACCGGCCCTCTTGAGTCTCTCTACAATCTTAGTAGTGATGGGTATGGTGATATCTCTGCGGTTGAACAGATGAATATTATTAAATACCTTTCTATACTTCGTAAGAAGCTCATAGAAACGGTAAAGAGCATGCATTATGCTGACGTAAAGCATGTGGATATAGCAAAGAATACTGGATTACCAATTTCATTAATAAAACAGATAGTATGATTTTCGAGATTCTAAAATATTATGCTCAGTTTCCGGATCACAATAAGGTGCTTGAGATCTTTTCAAAAGGAAGAAGTGAACTTCTTGAATATGGGATTCTTCAGGAAGAAATTAAAAAAATGCCTGATCACTCCCGGATCACCGGATTAGACTATTATATCTTCGGTCAGAGTTTCGATTCGGTTAAGCAGCGTGTTGATAGCATTCTCGCCGGAACATACTTATTTGTGGAAATTGGTGATATTATGTCTAAGCGCGATCAGAAGAATAATATCGAGGATGAAGTGCAAATGGCTGTTACTATCGCGGCGAAATCCGCTGAAATGGACTTGATAGAGGAAGCAATACAATCGAGATGTACTCTCGCCATGATGCAGCAGCTACGAGCGATTATGTTATCAGATCAGGCGCGTACTCCTTGGCTGAAAGAGTTATCCCTTTCTTGTCAGATAAAGCCATTTGTGGCGAAAGAATTTTCTTCAGTGGGGTGGACGCTGATGTTTGAGAGAGAGGGGAGTGATATCTTTAATTTAAAGACACTAATAAATCGGGAATAATATGGAGTTTAATGATTGGGTAGTTTTAGCAACAGCTTTAGGAGGTGTTGAAGGAATAAAGCAACTTGTTAAATGGTGGATGAATCGAAAGGTAGAGCTTCGAAAAGAAGATGCTTCGGCGAATGGTATGGAAGATGAAAATGAACGGAAACAAGTTAAATGGCTTGAAGATCGTATTTCACAACGGGACATAAAGATAGATGCGCTTTATGTCGAGCTTCGGGAAACTCAGTCCACTTTATTAGACGAAATCCATAAGCGGCACGAAGTTGAATTGAAATTGAAAGAAGCGGAATTTCGGAGATGTGATGTCAGAAGATGTCCGGAACGTGAACCACCCAGTGACTTTTAATATAAAAAATGGACAGTAAAATGAAGAAAATTGATGCTATTATCATTCATTGCTCGGCTACACGTACCGGGCAAGACCTGCGTGCGAAAGATATAGATCGTATGCACAAGCAGAGAGGATTTAATCAGATCGGCTATAACTTTGTTATCGATCTTGATGGTACTGTAGAAAACGGCCGTCCGCTTTCTATTGACGGTGCACATTGTAATACGAAAGGATTTAGTGAATCATCTTACAATAAGCATTCGATTGGTATTTGCTATATTGGAGGCTTGGATGCAAGTGGAAAGCCTGCTGATACTCGTACTCCAAAACAAAAGGTAGCTTTGCGTGAACTGGTTGCGAAGCTTTGTAAGGAGTATCCTATAGTCGAGCTTTTGGGACATCGTGATACATCTCCTGATTTGGACGGATCCGGTGAAGTTGAGCCAGCAGAATACATCAAGGCGTGTCCATGTTTTGATGTCCGGAGTGAATTTACCAACTTCTTGCGCAATACAGTCATTCGACCATGAAACGTTTAATCTACTTGGTTATCATATTGCTAGCGTCAGCAATATGCTTGTCGTCCTGCCGTACTCAGTATGTTCCGGTAAAAACGGTGAGAACTGAGTATAAGACTCGCGATAGTGTCAGGTATGACAGTATCTACAAGCATGACAGTATATTCTATTTGATCAAGGGGGATACTGTGTATAAGTATGTGAAACAGGTTGAGTATAAATACCTCTTTATTAATCGTACGGATACAATTCTGAAGACGGATAGCATTCAAGTTCCTTATCCGGTTGAGAAGCGATTGACTCGTTGGCAAACCCTTAAAATGGAGCTTGGCGGGTGGGCGCTAGGTGTTATTATAGTATTTGCGCTTGTCATTGTTGGTTGGATGATATACAGACTGCAAAAGAAGTAGTATATTTGTGGTGTAGAAGTTTGCTTGTCAATGACAGGCTGTGCCCTCGTGTTTCGCGAGGGCATCT